CGCCAAGACATCGGCGTCGCATTGGCCCTGGTGTGATGCTGACTCGGCCTGCGCCATGGTCATCTCGATTTCGATCGTGCCGTGTGATGATGTGAACCACATATTTTTCTCCTCAGTATTTGCTTTCGATGACGCGCAACATCTCGAGCACCTGGCTTGAAATGTCGGTGAAGGCGTCGAGTTGCTCGGGGGCCGTGTAGGCGTTGTCGCCTGGCTCTGCATAGTCACCCTGGATCAGGATGCGATCGCCTGCCCAGCGGCCAATCAACTCATGCGCAGGGAAGTCGCCGCCGCCCCGTGCGTTGCTGTTGGCCAGCAGTGCAAACAACGCGGTGCTGGTGGTGCTGATGTGGCCGACCTGCTCGTACAACTTCAGGCCGTTGTCGATGCGGTGGGGGTGGATGAACTCTTGCTTGTCCAGGTTGTAGACCTTGTGATATTGACCCATGATGTGCTCCTTATTTGACGGTTACGAATTCGATCTTGCCCAGGGCTTTTGCGGCCCGTAGCAGGCGGCTTTGCTCGGCGGGTAGGCAGATGCCTTCCTCGATCAAGCGGCTGGCCTGACGGCCAAACCAGCCTTGCAGTTGCCAGGCCAGACCTGTGTCAATCAATGTCTGCCAAGCCTCGATGACTTGGTCCTCTGAATCGGCCTCGATGAAGCCTTCTGCGATGCCGGTTGCTGTGTATGAATCCATGGTGATCTCCTTAAAATGGTGCGTCTGGTAGGGTGCTGATGTCGAATTTGGGTTTGCGGCGACGAGGCACTTTGCGTGTGATGTGCGGGTAGGGCGGCTTGTCCCAGACCCAGCGCACCACGGCGCCGTCGTCATCCAAGATGCCGTACTGAATCATCGTGCTGTGGTCTTGATGCTGAACACAGCGGTGGTGCTGGTGTACGACGCGATGGTGTCGGCAGAGATGCCCTGCTCTTTGGCCAACTTTTTCCAGTCGGTGACAGCGCGGTCAGCCTCGACATAAGTCGACTTGAACAAGGCGCCTTCGAATACTGTGGGACCGCCGTTGCTGGCCAGGTCTTTCATGGCGTCCTTGAGGGCGTCGGCTTGCTTGGTGAGCGTGGCGATCTGGGCGAGCAGTGTGCCAAGTTCGTCAGCAGAAGCGGGGGTGGTGTTGATTGCAGTCATGGTAGGTTTCCTTCGTAGTGGTGGTTGATTACTGGGTGATGCTGACAACGCGGACATTTTTCATGCCGTAGATGCGTTCGGCTCGCAAAGCCATTTCGATTACTAACTTTGAACCGCATGGCTTTGTGTAGTCTTGCCATTGGCCGTCAACACAGATCTGAACTTTTTCATTTTTCTGAAAGTTGCGGGCCATGTTTTTGTAACTTCTTTGCATTTGAATCTCCTGTTTGCGTTGTCGATATGGTGATCTTACATCAACACATTTCCACAACGCAACTGTTTTTTTTCGTACCGTGTTGTGGCGTGTTGTGGATTTGCAACAAGAATGCTTGGAACCCGCGTCAAATCAGGGCTTCACGAGTCGTTGATGATGTGTCATCATTGAGGGATGAACAACACCATCAATCACACATCGCCGGTTGAACTGGCCATCGACATGTTTGGCGGGGTACGAAAACTCGCCCGCGCCCTTAACCGCGATCCTGCCGCAGTGTCTCGCTGGCAAAAGTCTGGCATCGTGCCGACTGCCGTACAGCGCCGCCTCCTGGAATTAGCCTGGGAGCGTGGCATCGACATCACTGCACACGACATCGTGTTTGGGCGCGAAGTCAATGATTGAACTCATGCTGGGCTGGCCACCTTCGGACCTGTCACCCAACAAGCGCCTGCACTGGGCCAAAGTGTCAAAGGTAAAGGCGGCATACCGCGAAGCCTGCTGGGCGTTGACGCTCGAGCAGTACCGCATCAGGACTGACCTGGTGCCTGCTGGCAATCTGCACCTGGTGCTCGAGTTCGTGCCGCCCGACCGGCGCAGTTACGATCGAGACAACCTGGTGGCCAGGATGAAGTCTGGCCTTGATGGCGTCGCTGATGCACTCAAGATCAACGACAAACAATTCACAACACTGACTGCACGAGTGGACGCGGGGCAGATCGGTGGTTTCGTACGCGTCCAAATTTCGAAGGAATCCAACAAATGAACATTGCAATACTCACCGGCAACCTGGGGCGCGACCCCGAACTGCGCCAGCACAACGGCGACAACATCCTGAACTTTGCCATCGGCGTGGCCATCGGCACCAAAGACAAACCCGAAACCATGTGGGTCGACTGCGCACTGTGGGGTAAGCGGGCAACCAGCCTGCAACCGTACCTTGCCAAAGGCCAGCGCGTGACCGTCAGCGGCCCGATCAAACTCGAGGAATACAAAGCCAAGGACGGCACGCCAAAAACGCGCCTACGCTTGTCTGTGGACCAGGTGGACCTACCGCCAAAGGGTGACGCGCCATCGCGGCCACAACAAACGCAACAAACGCAACAGCCTGCTGATGGTCCGGCAGACATGGACGACGACATTCCATTTTGAGGTGCAACATGAAAACTTATGAAGACTTTGTGCGCATTCGGGGCTGGGCGCACCAGCGCAACCTGGTGTCCGGCAGTACCACCGACAAGCAGTTCACCAAACTGATCGAGGAGATCGGCGAGTTGGCCGCAGGCCTGGCCCGCAAAGACACGGTCAAGGTGATGGACGGCATCGGCGACGCTGTGGTGGTGCTCACCATCCTGGCCGAGCAGATGGGGTTCAGCATCGAGGCCTGCATCGAGATGGCCTACGACGAAATCAAGGACCGCAAAGGTCGCATGATTGACGGCGTTTTTGTGAAAGAAGCCGACCTGTAAAAAAACCCTTGACACATCCTCTTGGTATTGGTTTAGAATTAGAAAACCATCAACCAAGAGGAGTGTTAAATTGGATTCCCCCCGTATCAATGCCGCCAAAAACGGCGAGCGCAAGTACACCGGTAAGCCCTGCAAAGCCTGCGGCGAGACACTGAGGTACACCATCAACGCGGCCTGCGTTGCATGCACCAACAAAGCTAAAGTCAAAAGCGATGACACGATCCGCTCATTGCTTGACCAAGCCAAGGCAGGTGCGTGATGCACTTCTACTCATTCAACATCGGCGACTACATAAGCCACACCAGGCACCTCACGGTGATCGAGGACTGTGCTTACCGTCGTCTGCTGGATCTGTACTACCTGCACGAACAACCGTTGAACGAGTGTTCAACGACCGTTGCACGGGCGATCAACATGCGCGATCACGAAGACGAAGTCGGTGCTGTTCTCGAGGAATTTTTTGAACTCGTGGAGGGGTCCGGATGGGTCAATCGCAGGGCAGATGAAGAGATTGCGAAGTACCACAACAGGCTGGAAGCCGCATCCAGAGCGGGTAAAGCGTCTGCTGAACGCAGGTCCAACGCTCGTTCAACGACCGTGCAACCAAACAATAAACAAGAAACAGTAAACATAAAACAAGAAACAAAGATAAGTACAAGGGACAAGCCCTTGTCCTGCCCTGATGGCGTATCGCCTGAAGTTTGGGATGGATTCACAAAAGTGCGCAAAGCCAAAAAGGCGCCAGTCACTCAAGCGGCCATGGCAGGCATCGAACGCGAAGCACGCAAAGCAGGCTGGTCACTCAATGCCGCATTGACCGAATGCTGTGCAAGGGGATGGGCAGGGTTCAAAGCCGACTGGGTCAACAAGGACCAGAACGGCAACAAGACCCAGCACCAGATCAACCAGGAAGGTATTGCCAGATCTCTTGGACTTTTACCGAAACACGACGAATACCAAGGAACCATCATCGAAGGAGAAATTTATGACGCCGAATCCAATACTGCCAAACGCTTGGGTTGAGAAGATTTTTGCCAGGCTCCAAGGCATCTATGGCCGAGAGTTCACAGGGCAATTCAGCACCGGCATGGTCAATGGCATTGACGCTGGACTTGAAAATGCAAAAGCCACATGGGCTGAAGAACTGGGTGGATTTGTGAAGTGGCCAGAGGCAATCGCATA